CCATTTGAGGCAGCCCCTACTGTTTGGGCATATGTATTAGAATAACCAAAAACAGTATTGGTCCAGGCATTTGAGCCTGCTGCTGAATTGAAAGCCAAAACATTGGCACTATTGGCCTTATCAAAAGCATTACCAGCATTTGTAGTTGCAGTATTAACAGCATCATAAACCAGATTAGCCTGAGCAAATGCTGTGTTAGCCTGATCTCTAGCCGTATTGGCTTGTGTAAAAGCAGGACCAGGATCGCTTCCTGAAACTGTCGCAGAAAATATAATTTTGTTTGTAACAGCATCGCCAACAATTTGCATATTTGTTCCGGGAACAAAAGTCAAAGTATCACTAGGAGTGGCTGCTGTTATGATAGTTAGATTGGCATTGACTAGACCAAAAGAATTAGTCAGAGGGCTGATGGTAATAATGTTACCATTTGTATTCTTGAAAAAGAGTTTGCCATCGGCATAGTTGATTGTCAACTCACCATTAGACAATCCGCCCGCAGAAGGTACAACAGAAGGTGTTGCAGATTTTTTTAATACAATCTTTGTGTTAGACATTAATTGAAGTCATCTAGTGTTTTATTGGTTGTTACAGTTTTGGGTTCTTCTGTATTTATGACTTTTTTGTTCATGCGTAACACATGTTTTGGAGGAAGTTGTGAGTTTGAAAGTGTTTCTACTTTTTGTTTTAGTTCATCAATCTCAGAATTTTTGGAAATAATCTGCTGCTTCATATCATTAACCTGATTTGTCAGAGCATCAACAAGCGAAGCTTTGTTGGTTAAAGCATTGGCTTGTTGTTCCCAACGAGAAGCATTATCTCTCAATGTTTGGATTATTTGATTGTTGTTTTGACTTTCTACAAGTTGCTTTTTTACATCCTCTATGATTTCATTAGCGACACGTAGTTGGGCCTTGAGTTGCAATATCGTTGAGATATTCTCGTGCAAGGCTCCAACCGCTAAGTCAATATAGGCATTAATAAATCGCTGTTCACTCATAATAAACTATCCTCTTCTAAAAATTAGAAGGTGCCACCGTCAATGATATCAAATACAGGAACACCTAGGTTGTTGACTTGTAGAACTTGACCTTCCGTACCAGAAGTTGATGTGATACCACCAGTTCCATTTCCAATAAGAACAGCATTTGCTGTCAGAGTGTTGCGTCCAGTACCACCATAGTTGACTGCAAGAGTTCCTGATGTGATGTTTGATGCGCTATTGGCAGAAGCCCAAGCAGCATTAGCCTGTGAATAAGCAGCATTAGCCTGTGCCCATGCAAGATTTGCAGAACCATATGCACCTTGACCAGTGCTGAGTGCTGTATTAGCCTGCCCATAAACAAGATTAGCTTGAGCAAAGGCAGTATTAGCCTGTGACCAAGCAAGATTAGCCGCGCCATAAGCACTTTGACCGGTGCTGAGTGCTGTATTGGCTTGATACCAACCGTTGTTGGCAGCGCCATATGCAGCCTGCACGGCGGACAATGCAGAGTTAGCTTGGTACCAACCGCTGTTGGCTGCGCCATATGCAGCTTGACCAATACTGACTCCGCTATTTGCTGTAGTATATGCATTAGCTATCCATGAGTAAGCATTGACAATACCATTGAGAATAAGATTGCTGGTTCTCAGATTTGCGTTCAATACTGCAATGGTGAAGTTATTACCATTTATATCAATAGTATTGTTTTCAGGTTCTTTGTCATATCCTTGGAATACATAGTATTCTTTTGAACCTGCATCACGGAAGATACCAGTATGAATAGTTGTGCAAGCGCCGTTTGAATAGTTACCGATGAAACCAATGTCTACTAAGTCTGATGAGTAGTTATTTGATGCAAGATAGATCAGAGGGTCTTGTACTGTATAAGTTGCGACATTTACAAAAGCAGTATTGCCTGTGATTGTCAGATTACCTGAAATGCTGACATCACCATTTATAGTTCCGCCATTTGCAGAGAACTTGCTGTTTGCTGTAGCCCAAGCAATATTAGCAGCATTGAAAGCGCCTTGACCGGTGCTTAGTGCTGTATTAGCTTGTGTCCAAGCTAAATTAGTAGCACCATATACTGTGTTGGCTTGCGTATAGGCAGCGTTGGCTTGATCTCTTGCAGTATTAGCTTGTGCAAAAGCAGAGTTTACTGTTGAACTGTTACCTGCTGAATTGGCTGCATCGTATGCTGCCATAATTGTGTTAATCCAATAACCACCACCGACTTCAATATATCCATCGCCAGTTGTATTGCCGATAAAGAGTTTATCAGACGCATAAGAATATGCTGGCACACCTCTTCCTAAAGAGCCATTGGCAGGAGTATTAGTTCCTGTAGAAGTCTTGAATTTAATAATTGTATTTGCCATTTTTAGAACTCTCCTCCGTCAACAATAGGCAATATTTCAACTACATATTTTTCACTTGCTTCATCATATACTAATGTAGCCCCATCCACAGGATTGGATGCATCTACGTCTGTCAGACTTGCCAGTTTATTAACATTCTGATTAGGCGGTATTCCAACCGAACGAATCCTGCTCATGTTCGGTGTATTTATTGAAATTCGAGTTGTTGGAACTGAATTAACTGAAATCTTGATGCCCATATTAGCGAGTGACCTCTGGTGTTACTGTTATGATGCCTTCCATGGGGCGATTTACAATACCGAAAGGATCCTTTGTCACCAGGTCAAATAGATAGCGCCCAGCCTTGATGTTTGCAGTTGTGTTAGCATCCATAGTCAAAGTGATTTCACCGTTTGTCGGGTCAGTGATAGTGCAGACAAACGAAGCTGAAGCATTCTGAGAAGTATAAGAACGGCGCAACTGGCTGCTTACAATGTAGCCAGAGATGTTGATGTTAGCATTTGTTGTATCATCGGTCAGGTTGACAACATTACGGAATGATGCTCCCTGATCCATATACAGTTCTACATATGCGCCCAAGATTTTAGTCCTTCTTTACAATAGATTTAGTATAGCATTAGCACCTGAAAGTATCAGGTTACCTGTTATTGTCAGATTATTAATGACAAGAGTATATGCTGTTGTATTTGCCAAGGCGGCATTAGCCTTATCAAATGCCGCGGAACCGATAACAGATGCACCATTACCGGTATTAGCAATAGAATAGGCAGCATTGGCTTGATCTCTTGCTGTATTAGCTTGAGACCATGTTAAATTGATATTGGTGTTGCTCAGATAGTTTATAACAAGCGTATTGGCAGACGAATAGATTGTATTTGTAACAGTTGTGTTAGACAAGATTGCATTAGACAACTGCCCTTGAGCAATCAACAAGCTGATCGTTGTATTGACGAAAGCATTACTGAATACAACATTTGAAGCTGTAGCATTAGCGATTGTATTGGCATTATCATAGATAGTAGTCAATACTACTGTATTTGATAAAACAGAATTAGTAATGTTACTTGTTTGTTGAGTGATGAATACGCTAGTAATGGCATTTCTATATGCGGGTGAAGACACCAGATTATATGCACCGCTATTAGCTGAAATATTAGCAGAATCATTTAATAACTTGACAAGAACGGTATTATTAGCAACTGTATTAGCAACAGAACCATCGTTTATGATATAATTGCCAACGTCATTCTTGAAACTTGTTGTTGTTACATAGGCATAAGCATTGACATTGGCTGCGCTATTGGATGTGTCAGATAAAAGTTTGACAAGTACCGAGTTATTAGCAACAGTATTGGCTACAGTACCATCAGTGATAATGTAGTTTCCTACATTAGTATTGAATGGTGATGATGTTACATATGCATAAGTATTTGCGTTTGCTCCAGCAGAAACAACAGAAGTTAAAACGGAATTATTAGCAACAGTATTGGCTACTGAGCCATCTGTAATTAAATAGGAACTTACGTTATTCTTAAACCCTGTTGTAGAAACATAAGCATAGGCATTGACGTTTGCAGAATTATTGGCTGTATCAGACAAAAGCTTGGTTACAACAGCATTATTAGCAACAGTATTGGCTACTGAGCCATCAGAAACCATGGCATTGGATAGATTGCTGACATAGCCTGGACTATAAACAATAGTTGTTGTGGTTGTATTTGCATTGGTGTTTGAATTGTCATAGAACTGTTGCATCACCTGGGTATTTGCTATGACGTTGTTGGCAAGATTACCTGATGTCACAACAGCATTGATGATAACATTGTTGAACTGACTATTGGCAATCAACAGCCCAGATGCGATATTAGCCGCAGTAAATGACGCAGCATTCGTGGTGTTATAAGCACTTACAGCGAGAAAGTTAGTCTCGTCCGACTGTGCGATCAACTGATTGGTCTTGACCAACCACTGATAGAAGGTATCTGTTAGCGCAACATTTGCTATAGTCATTTATTGAGTGCCTTTATTAGTAGTTCTTTTATTTCCGACATATCTTTTTTTAGTTGATCCACATCATCAAACAAAGCCTCAAGCTTTTTGGCCTTTGCTTTGCTTTGCTTATATAAAGCGAGGCCCTTATTATTCTTATTTATAAGAGCGCCCTCGTTGTTTTTGTATAATCCTGGTACATCAGTTTTTATAAGCATGATGAAATCTTATCACTTTACATTTGTAGTGCTATTACACGTAAGTCCGCAACTCTAGGAATTACAGCACTGTTGTCCGCCAATAGACCAATCTTTACAGCAAAATACTTGAATCCTGTAAATGTTATGCCTTGACTGTTTACATACTGTACTTGCCCATCAGGACCTGTCATCAATGAATCAGGGAAATTAAAAACATATTCCTTGAAATCATTGATATCTGACAATGATGAGTAAACATCATTGCTGGTTGTTTGCAATTCAATCCAGGTTGCTTTGTCAATGGTATCTGAATCTTCACCATTTACTATCTTTACATAAACCTTTACGTCTGTTGTTGGAGGTCTATAAGAAGTCAAATATACATTGATATCTTCAGCATCTTGCCCAGTAGCAAGAGTAACTGTTTTAGAGATGTACTTGTTCAATAGATAACCACCAGATGAAGCTGTTTCACCCTGAGTATTGCTGTTGACAATGTTATCAACAATAATAGAGTGTGTACGGCTCAAGTCTAGAATTGGCGAAACAAATTCAGACGCAGTAAACATTGTGGCTTGCAACTGATTTGTTACGTTAGGAGTAGACATATCTGAAGCTGAGAATAATGCTCTTTCATCAACAAAAGTATGATTTTCATTTGGCACAACGTCAAAGTATGGACCAGAGACACCTGTATTGGAATAAGATGACATACTGAAAGTTATATTAGATGACTGGAACTGTATAAATGCTGGTTCCGGATCCACAACAGAATAACGATAACGTGTCAGAGCAGAAATCGTTGCGTAATCTCCTGTTGTAAAATTGAAGATATAATCTCCTACTGCAAAGTCGCCTGTAGAATAAGCAAATTCGCCGATAGCAGTATTTGTACCAGTCACATAACTTTTTAGAACTGCCTGGGAAGTTGTTATCGCAGAGATTGATGCATTGATTGCAGTCAGATACCCATTGGCATTTCTCACAGAAATATATTCTGCTGTATTATATCCAATATTGGACATTGTGTAAACAGAACCATTGATTGTAATAACAGAACTGTTTGCGTTTGATGTTTTTCCAATAATATAGTCACCAGTAGAGATAGAACCCCCACTGATGCCTGATAGTGTGAGTTTGTTACCTGATGTGAATGTTTCACCAATACGAGTCAAAGGTGAAGATACATTTGTCAAATAGAAACGCTCAAATGGCATGTTTCCTAGCGTAGCAACTCCTTGAGTATTTGTTACAAACGATGCACGATAGGCTGTGAATGTCAAGTCAACATCGATAAGTTCACTCCAATCAATACCATTGTTGGTAATAAACAGAGCGCCTGTACCAATTCTTGAAACAACTTGCTGGCCTGTATTGATGTCTTTGTCACCAATACGAGAACACCACCAATAATAGTATGGGTTTAATGCTTCTGGATGCAGAATAAGAGCATAAGACTTGTTATTCATCAAGAACACAGGAGCCTGGAACTCAACACGCAATGGGTTTGAACGACCATCCGGTGAGATTGGCACGTCTGCATTATTAACCCAAACATAGCTGTATGGAACTGCGTTTTGTGTTATTTGTCCACCAGAATCAAGTTCTCTGATTTCAAACCAAGTAGAAAGCTGTGCTGGAGAAACGTCTTTAGCTGCGCAATATATATCAAATCCTGTGATGAACATACCGTCAGCATTAATCGGTGCATTTATCTTGAATGTATATGCCATGCAGGACATAGCCGGCGATGAGCCTGGTGAATTGCCGTTATGGCTTTGTTGCGGCGGCTGCGGCACAGGAACATAATACGAAGTATTTGATGCGGTAGTAGCACCATAAGAAATTACGTTGCGGACGTGTTCTGTAAATGTTGTTGTAGCCAAAATAGTATCTTGCAATTGCTCAAAGGTACCTTGTGCAAGATAATATGCTTGAGATACAGAAGTTGCAGAAAGTTGATTATTGTCAACAACGTCTATTGTAGTGATTGCCTTGTTGCCTACAGTAAACTTTGGTTCTGAAACACCGCTGGGGAAACGAAGCAGGTATCTGACAACACCAGAAGAATCTGCAAATAGAGAGTCGCCTTCTTTGGCTTGTGTCGGATTTGGGGTCACTTGACCAACAGGTATGCTATTATATTCTGTTTCTGTTAGTGGAGTGACATAACCAGACATTGCAATGTTATCAACAAAAACATAATGCTGTGCGTAAGGTTTCAATCCATAGATAATAACCTTTATTACTTGAGGGCGCACATAAGTTGTTAGAGATACATTAACAACTTTGTCCCCAAGGTCAATAACACCAGATTGTGTTGTTGTATAGTTTTGCACGCCGGAGCGAACCTGTTCAGTATCAGTTTCAATAGTTGCACCCAGTGTACCGGTGTAGCCCGAGTTATAATCTTTGTTTACAATGGAATTTGCATAATTTTGTGCGTCTTTTAATGTACCAAATGTTGAGACAGCGCCTGTTCTGGCGTCTTTGACTTTGTAACCGGTAACAATGGTTTGCCAAGCATTCCAAGTTGCGGCTATACCGCTAATGACATTTGTTGCAGCATCATAAACTGTATTGGCATTAGTAAAGTTGATATTGCCTACGGTTTCTGGAGGTAGCTGTTGAACATCCACCCAGACATCACTTGAAGGAACGATAGTTGCTTGCCCAACAAATCTCCAAGTTGTTCTTTCGGTATTTTGAGAGTAAGTAACATTGTTTTGGAAAAGATAAGGAACTTCGCTATAGTTCAATGTAATTACATTGTTTCCGTCTAGCCCAGAAAATACCTTGACGTTTGTTCCGCCAACATAATCATAGTTGATAGAGTTCATATAATAGTATGGGCGAATACTCTTTTCATCTTGATCGAAAACAATATGAAAATCTGGATTGTCTGTGGCAGCATTGTCCTGGTTTGTAAAAGTATCTACAAAGATACCGTTTTTGAAACGGTTTAATCCCTCCGCATTTAATATCTGTAAATCAAGAGCGTTCTTTTCTAGAAGGTTTAGAGAGGCATAATATTCAAGATTGTCAACTCTATTCTTGAGTATTCCAATCTCTCTCATTGTTAATCTAACACTTGATGTTTTTTGTGTCGCGCAAGTTAGATCAGGTCGTCCAATAATAGAAGCATAGATTGAAGAAAGAGAAGGATATGGGCTGATAAACAACTTAGCCAGATTCATTAGATTTGGCGGTGTAGGAGGTGTGACTGGGTATTCTGATGGAACACCTCTGAGTACAGTCAGATTTCCGAGTTGATCGATAGCTATAACATCTCTTCTTCCCAAATAATAATCATAGTTGTAAATCAATGTGCTTCCTGCTGATGGTAAACGTAAACCACCTGAATCAAACACAAATGTAATATTAGATGATGGATTTGTACTGGCTCCAGCAACAGTTGTTGAGTCATTAGCAGTTCTTGTTGCTACTGGGCGGAAGTCCAGATAGTTTCTCAAATTATATTTTGCGCCAGAAGCAGGAGACTTGTAAATTGGTATATTTGCTGTTTTAATGTGGGTTGAATCAATCACAGAATCATTTACAGGATATGAATCGACTGTAAAGAATCCTTTACCAAGTGAGAAATCAGGATAGAAATAATCAAGACGAACAAGGATCTTATGGCTTGAAGTCAATGTTGTGGCTACAGTTGGTATAATTGAAGCGAAGCCATAGAAAGAGTCTCTTTGTCCCAGATCAACAATAAATCCATTTGTTACTGAAGCCCCATCAGTATTGCTTGTGAAACCAGTTGTAGAGATTCTGATATCCTTGACTTGATAGACATCAGGAAAACCAAGATTGAATGGTCCTGTTGTTCCTGCTGTTGAGCAATCAATGATAACGTATCTATCAGGGTACAATACTTTTTGAATCTGCTTTGCTGTTTCGGCAGCAACTTTATAAGACACTGTGGCAGAAATAGAACTTCCAGAACCTTCATTTAGAGCAAAACTGAGTTGTGTAGGTGTAGCAGAAACGGTTCTGGTTACACCGGTGTTTGCGCCAAGTGTAGTCAGATCAATAATATCACCTTTTCTATAAACTTTAGTAATTGTGTTTCCACTTGCAGTAGCACTGAGAGGGCCTGCAACATTCATTAATAGATCATTGGCGATATCTGTGATATAATAGACATCTGAAATTCCACCGATAGCTACTTTATCTCCAGGATTCAATCTGGTGAAATATGTTGATGAGCCGATGATTGAATTGCCTGTGTTTGACACCACACCTGACAATGTGATACTGACATCTTGATTTACACTGAGTAAGATTTCTTCTTTTTGTAAAGACGTAAGATTTTCTGTACCATAAGGGAATGAACTTGCAATAGCAGGCAGTGACAAGCTAAAAGTACCGTCCGCACCAATACTTACAGAAGAAGTGGTTTTGAATGTATATGCTGTTTCTGATACTCCGCCAGACAACAATGTTTTTGTATAGTCTGTTCCTACGTAGTATAGAAGCGGGCGCTGTGCAGTCTCTTGTAATACTGCATTACCGGATGTCAATACAATGTCAGCGCCGACATTTGCTGAACCTTGATTGATGAATACGCTTCTAACATTAGAGAAGCTATTACTTCCTAGCATATTGATGTTTGTCAGATAAATGTTCACCTGACCATTAGGGGTGCCCAAAACACCGCCATTATAATCAACCGTATTGATATTAGCGGAACCAATCTTGTTACCTGTCTGGGCGCCACTAGACCATTTTTTGCCAGAAATTCTCTGTTGTGCTGTATCGTAAAGATCGACTGCAACGCCTTTATCAAGAGTTAGAGAACCAACATATTCGTTCGTTGTAACATATGAACCGATTGTTGCAACAGACAGTTGCTCATTTATGGTCTTAAAATCTGTAGACTTTTGTATTGCGGTGTAATCACTGACAAGCTTGTTTACTTCATATCCTTTGACGTATGCAGTACCAGGTGTTACTTGAACAACAAGCAACTGTGAATTACCGCCATTGGCTGCTGCAATAAAACCGCCGTTGGTGCCGTCATTAAGATGTTCATTCAAAATGACCGTCAATCCTCTGACATAATAATCGCCTGCTTCATCAAAAGTTCTCTTAGCCAATTCATCTTGCAGAATGTTGTATTGTGAGCGTTCAAAAGTGGTTTGAATAATTCCGTCGTTGATTGTAAAGAGAGTGACAAAGTTATTGGCATCTGTGTTTTCGTTCAAATCTGCAACAGACAAAGTAGGAATCATTCTGAATCTGTCTGAGCCTGGTGCTGAATAATTTGAAGATTCAAGGGCTGGGTCTAAAAGAGAAGAATCGCTTGATGCTGATATGATTTCTTCAAGGATAGTAAATCCGACTTTTGCTGTCGGTGATGTATTGTATCTATCAAGAATTACCGTTTCTTCAGGGAAAGCAATAAAGTGTTCTTTTGCAAATAAAACACCAGAAGAAATTCTAAATGCAGATCCTTTACCAGTTGCAGTATTAGATGAAGAAACAACCAGATTACCTAGATTGGAAACCAGTGTTTCCCCTGATAGAAATGTCTTGATCGCAGCATTAGAACTAGATGCTGAAAGATAATCAACATATATTGTTTTAGTATTTGAGGTGGCTTCTGACCCATCTGCCACAATGCTAATGATAGCACTGATATTTGATGTGGCTCCTGTAACAAGGGCATCTTGAAAATTATAGATGTTTACTACATTATTACTATCGTCATTGTCTCTAACTTTGACGTAGCTAACACCCCCGGAAGGTGTGTTAGCTATCATGTAGTTGAAGTTTCCTGGAAGAACAATGCTGCCTTCCTTGAATATGTTTTGCCCAAATCTCTTTATTTGTTGTTGAAGTGTGGTTTGTATCTGAGTCAGTTCTCTGGCCTGAACAGCATAACCAGGCTTGAACAGCAAGCGATAAAAGCCTTTGTTTTGATCATAGTCATCATAATATGGATAAACATTGAAGTTTGTTGTCAGTGTGCTGTTGGCGGTATTTGCCATTTTATACTATCCTCTTTTAGAACTGTAATACGAACTTGAAATCTTCCGTCTGGTCTGCTGCTCTTTGAATAGGCGGTATATAATCAATATATAGCAGATTGCCAGAATAAAGGTTCAGTTCTTTGTTTGTTACCGACTCAACATATCTTGAAGCGCCGCTGGTAATACCACTTAGAATATCAGATGTGATATTGCCTTCTGTGGTTGTCAATTCCAGATAGTTGTTTGCAGAATCCCATCTTGTAACCAAACCCGTAAACGTAGCAGATGCAAGAGAAGCGCCCTGATAAACTATTTCATCATCAACAAAGTCTATTGCTCCCGCGCTTGTTACCAGTCGCAATGTTTGTGAATAGACAGTATTTGCAGCAATATTACCTGTGGCGGATTCTATAGGATCCTGTATCAAAGCTATTTCTCTATATTGGTTATTTATGGAGATTTTTCCGCTTTCTGTGCTATTCAGTCTTGGATTTATGATCAAAAACGCCCCGCCCAGTTCATGCAATGGGTCTGAGCCATGGCCGCCTTGTGGGCTGATAATAGCCCTTGCCCCTGCACCAATGCCTCCAGCAAATGCTGTATCCGTAATTACAATATCAGCATAGGTATAGTTATGCCCTTTGCTTATCATAGCAATGGATGACACTGTATTAGACTGAGTATTGACTGCTGCCTTTGCACTGGCCCCTACACCATCGCCTGTAATCGTGACTGTAATGGTGTTTTCGTTCATATAGCCTGAGCCACCATTTGTGACTTGTATTACATCAAGTGAACCAGGTGTCGCATTTTCTTGAACTTGCCATTGTAATGAGTTATTATTGACAGTCAGAGTTCTTACAGGTATATGTGTTGCTGTAACAAAGCGCAATTTTTCTTCATTTGTCAGGGTATACATATATTTCCAGATATATCCGTCTTGTTCTTGAACTGCTGAATCGGTGATTGTCTGAGTAGGCATGACAATTGAATTAGCACCATTATTGTTATAGAGACATTTGTAAATGTTCCAATCAGTAGTCAAAACATAAAAAGGTGTGTTTGGCTGGAAGAGAATGAGTGAGCAGGTGCAATGGTCATATGCTGGATAAACGGTATTTGCTGACCAGTCATATCTGACTATACCATGACGCACATCGCTGCCTACAATAAGTTTTGCAGCTTCCATATTTTTCCAAATATCGTTTGATGCACTGATAGAAGAGTTTGCTTGTGGTGGTGATGCTTCATTAGCCCATGCGTCAATCTTACCAATAGTCAAATATACATTAGTTGGACCAGTCTCTATGATAGATTGTCTGAATTGTTCAGCGTTGTATATTCTTAGATTCTCAGAAATAACAGATGCCATTACACTACCTTGTTTGCTTATAGTTCTTCATTTTGTATTTATACGCTGGTGAAATATATGTTGCCTGATGTATTGGTTGAATTTTGCAGTCTGTAATAGCTGTTGCCAGTCAATCCAGCTGGAAGTCTGGTTGTCACGCTCATACTGATGCTGTTATGTACTGCACCGACAAAGAACGTATTTGCTGCAAAGCCATTTAGACGAATAGCATCACCAACATTAAGCAAGTCAAAGCGAGTATTAGCGCCTGTAAGAAGATTTGTATTTGCATTACTTGATACTGTTCCAGATTGTGTATTGGCCAGATAGATTGTGAATGCTGCGCTGTTGATTGTATTGACACCATAGATGCCATTAGTCAGGTTGATTGTATCTCCATCGACAAACTCAGTATAGACATTGGCCGAAAGTGTCTGTACATTATAGTTCGGGCTGTATATCAGAACAAGCACACCGTTGGCATTAGACGTTGTGGCGTATGTAGCTGAGTGTGTTGAAGAAGTATTGATAACCTCTGTCATACCAACAAAACTTGAAACAATCGAAGTATCCTTGAACAGATATTCACCAAACAACTTCATACCTGCTGGGTGAATAAGGTCCTTGAGTGCTTTTCTATACAACTCAATAGATTCTTTTGCTCGGACAACATATGAGAAGCTTTGATAGTAATCTCTGTCTTCCAAGAAGTTATAGCTGGATAGATGACCATCATCATTCAAATAACGACCGGGATATGTAAATGATCCTGTGACAATAGTAACATCAGCTTGTGCTGTGCCATCACCAATGCTTGTCAGATTGAGTTTGGTATCTACATCATAACCAGAACCTTTATTGACAATAGATAGTTTGATGATGCCACCAAGAGTATCAGTACCAGCAATAATGCTATCACCACCTCCTAGTATAGCTGTGACATTGACAATAGCACCATTACCTGTATTACTATTGACTGTCGCAACAGGAAGATTGGTTTGTGAATAACCAGAGCCACCTAGTATCTGCCCTGGTAACTGAACAAACTGAACCGCTGTTATTGATCCATTTGCATCAACAGACTTGACGTTTGCTGCTGCGCCCGTGCCATATCCGCCAATGACATTAGTGAATGATATGGTATCTCCTGCTACATAATATTGACCCCCATCAACAATATCCATCAATGCCAAAATGCCTAATGATTTTACTACAGCATTTGCTGTAGCTGAAATCGTAGGCAGAGAAAGATAACCAGAACCCTGGAATGAGATTGCTGCTGCTGAAATAGGACCTGTATTAGCGTAAGTAAAGAAAGCTGTTGCGTTTATCAGTGCTGTATTTGCGTTTGCTGAGTTCAAGTTTGAATAAACAGCATTTGCAATGACTGTGTTTGCTTCCAGATAGATCGCTGAAATTGGCAATGAATAGGTATTAGGATGAACAGAGCCGTCATCTTTTACCTTTGAAATATATCCAGCGGCTCCTACACCACCGCCGCCTGAAATTAGAATTTGGTTGTTTACCTGGAAACCAGCACCACCTGCTTGAACGCCTAGCGAGATAATGTTACCTGAAGTAGTTTCGGATATAACAACCAGTCCGCCTGTGCCTGTATGGCTATCAATAGGAACGGCTGTGCCAACCGTATAGCCTGTACCTGGCTTTATGACCTGTACGGTGTTGATGAAACCGGGGAAGAGATTAGCGGTGATGCTATGCGTTCCACCTAGGCTGTCACTAAATGCTGCATAGATTTGTTCTCCAGATACAAATGTCTTATACTGATTGGAAATCTTGAGTTCCTTGATGAGAACATCACTTTCAAAATATGTATCAATACGTTCCACTGTTGCATATGCGCCAGATGTATTACCAGTGATTCTGGTACTCTTGAAATTTTGCAAAGCATAGGTATCGTTGTTGGCTACGCCATCTACAGCAATATCTTGAATCTTGACCGACTTTTCTATATACCATTTTCCGTCCGATGCTTTTAGAACATCATTCTTGGGATAATAAAACTCAGACGATTCTTCACCAAACAAAATACGCAACAGAAACTTGATAGACTTTTCTGTTCCTCGTGATGTATAGAAATCCTTGATGTGTTTGAGAAGCAATGTTTTGTCTGCCATAACATCTCGTGGTATCTGATTGATATAATTGTCATAGAACTTCTGAACAAATGCATCAATAGATGTGTCAATGTTGGCATTATCAAGAAGAGTTTTTGCTCTATTTACAGCTTTACCTTCAGCTAAAACATCAGTGAACTGTTCCAAGTATTCATAATAAGCTTCCAAAAATGCAATAAAGGTTGGATGGTCATTTCTGACAAAGAAAGGAACCTGAGAAGAAACTATGCTTGATATTTTATTGTTTGCAAGAGTCATTCTATTTTTTTACGATTCTGCTTTGATGTCAATTTGAATTGCTCGACCGTCATTACCATCAATCGTCAAGATTCTGTTACGTAATGGAGTAATAACATCACTATCAATAGGAAGATTGAAAGTTAATACATCTGTATCATAGAAGCTATTCTGAGTCGAACCTGTGGTATACAAAGACGGTATCACGATTGAGCCTGCCAAATAATCTATTGTACCTACGCTAGGATTGACGATGATTTTTTCACCTGTCGGCAAACTATAATACATTCTTAAAATACCGCGCTTTGATTCTAGGTTTGCAATAGCCACAGCGCCGGACCCGACACCATCAATGACTACTGTTGCTTTTGTGTAGTTTGAACCTTTATTTGTCAGAGTGATAGATATAATCTTACCTCCTGCAACGGATGCTGTGGCAGTCGCACCCTGTCCATCACCTACGATTGTAATAGAAGGAGCGACAGCATAGTTGATACCTGGATTTGTTATGCTGATACTGTCAATACCAGTGAATGCTGATGGCACTTCTTCAAACAAAACTGTACGTTCATTGTTAGATGAGTCTAAAACGCGAATAGTAGGATATGTATAAATCTGATTATTATAGTCACCTTTTTTGATAGGGAAGTTTACGTTGATACTATATTGAGATGTGGTATAGCTATTCAGATAAACACGTTTTTGCAAATAAACTTTCAAATCTGATGCAGTAATAGACGGCTCACTTTGTTCAATATAATTTTGCAGTTTAGACTTTCTAAATGTAGAAGTAAATCCATTCAACTCATTGTTAGTATAGTCTGTGATAGCAGCATAAACATACTGCTTGATTTGTTCTGCTGAAAGGCTTGTCAAAGATGGATTATAATAAACAGAACCTTTGATAGTGATATAAGTATAGTCGGGGTCAATGATTTCAGGAATGACAGTTAGCACATTTCTATTGCTGATAAGGGTATTCTTGATGTTTTCTTTTTCAAGATTGGACAAGAAATAGTTTTGCTTTGTCTTGAGCGACAAGTAAACTTTGCCATAAACAGGTGGATCGTTGTCTTCACCACCCCAAACCGAGACTGCATCAATGTTATTAAAGTCTTTTTGAACGAGATATTGATAGTCATCAATAGTAACAGCACGATTTTGTGCTGTATAACCATATTGAGCGTTCCATTTGATCTGGTCAATTGACTCTTTTTCAGTACCAGAATATGATGAGTTTGCTGCTGAGATTATGACATTATTAGTAAAGAGCGAGGCAACAGGGTCGACAAAACGATAATTATTGATCTTGTTAGCTACCGAACCAACGGTGTCTAGGTATGTGCAGACAATAATACTGCCATTGTTAGGTTGAAGGCCAATAATATCATCTCCAAAATAGATAGAATAGTTTCCATTCTCATTTTCTTCAACAAAGTAAGCCGCAGTATTTCCAGTAATGTCCAGAATATTGTCTGCTCGATTATAAATGGTATATCTGGTGTCATAGACACCCTCTTGTACAGCCACTTTCAAAGTATTGACATCAACATTTGCTGAAGGAATATCAAATCTGCGACTTGTGTTTGAAGGATCCATCGAGAATTGACGAGTAACCACATCACCTTGTTTGATTGTTACATTGCTGAATGAGAATGTATTACCAGACTTGATCGCTGTATTTGTGTCCATGACAACAAATGGATAGTTGATGCCATCAATATCAGAACCAAGAAGCCTTGTATATTGGCTGAGTGTGATTATTGTTGTATTTTGATCTTCTGTTACAGAAGGTGTAACAAGAATATTGATCTTGTTTTCAGCACCGTGACGGCTTTCTGGAGTATACCCAATAAGCTTTGCGTGTGAGATGACTGACTGCCTGATCTGAGCAGTATCAAGGAACATTTCATTACCCACCATATTAAGGTAGAAGCCCATATAGTGAGTGTTGTAAGCCAGAATGTCAAGCAAGACAGACATACCTGAGCCTTCAAAGTCATAGTCTTGAAACTCTGACTGGCTTCTTAGAAAGTTCTTAAGGTTTGTTTTGATCTGGTCAAAGTCAAGTTCGGTTATTTGTAGTGTGGTATTAGCAGTCATTTATCGGATTCTCTCTAAAAAGAGGTTGATTGCCACAGGCTGGTTCTGATTTATGATAACATAAGACATTTGCACATTGAAACCATTGTTGTCTGGATCAAAGATAACATTGACAGTCAGCAGATTTACTCTAGGTTCATAGTTGGTAATGACTTCTTTGATAGCGTCTGTCAAAAACTTGCTAGTCAGCGGGTTGATGTTTTCAAAAAGAAGCTTCTGTGTATTAGAACCAATATACGATCTAAATGGTCTATCGTAGAAATTTGTCAATATAAGATTGCGAACCGAACGCTTTATAGCATCCGGTCCTGTTTTCTTTACTATATCGCCTGTCGTTGGATTAGCTAAAAAGTCCAAGTCCAGGTCTGAGTAGTCGTATTTTCTTGCGGTTTCTATTGCCATATTTATATTTATTCGCTAAATTATTATGAGCGAGTTGAACCAGGAGGATTATTGAGAGTGACTGCTGCATCTGGTAGACCAGCGGCAGAAGCACCATCATTGATTTGAACCATTGGTGCGCCATCCATATTGATAGCACCTCCAGAACTTCTGAGTGATAGATTGCCGCCTTTTGCTTCAATCTGCGTATCAGCAGCAGAAGAAATCTGCACTTTATCTCCCTTTGATTGCATCATCATGCCTCTGCCAGCCTTGATGCCAATGTCTTTTGCTGCACCAATAGCCACTGAATCGCTAGTCGAACCTAAAGCAAGACCACCATCAGACGATACGGTTGTCTTGTTGTGTGTGGAAATCTCGGTTGAACCAGTCATCTTCATTGTCAAGTCTCCATAAGACAAGTCAGATTTTCCAGTAACCAAGTGATTCATGTTCTTTGCCATAAGATTGACATCACCATGAACAGTGGTATTATGATTGCCCTTGACAGTAACATTATAGTCACCATCCACTTTCAAGCTGCCCCCACCATTGACAGTCACATCATATGCACCTGTGATCATAACGCGGTTCTCACCAAATATGAGATTATACTGCCCATTATGAGACACAAACTGAATAGCGCCATCAGGCATGAACTGTATCATTGCTCCGCTGCGGTGTTGTAGTGTCACATGCTCTGCATTTTGTGAATCGTCCATCATGAAGACATGGCCAGAGCGGGTCTTTTTTACATAATAGTTTGGATATGTACCTGCCCCTTTGCCTTTTCTGGCATCGTTCGGACCACTCCATTGTGGTGGTGTTGTTGATTTTGGGTCGTTTGAAGTGTTTGTCATAATCTATTCCTTTATTGCCCAACGAACTTTTTTAAGACTTCTTCTGCTTGCTGCACAACTTTTTGCAGGTTATTCAAATTGTTTCTAGGTGAAGAACCAGAAGCAATGCCTTGTTCGCACTGTTGCTTAGCCAAAGCTTGTAGTTCTGGAGGTAGTCTATTAATCATATCATTCATCACTTGAGATGATGATGAAAACATATTCTGCAAGATGCTATTTGGAAAGCCAGCGCCGGAAGACATCAACGACAGGAATGTACTAAAGACTTGCATAGCTGTATTATCTTGTGCAACCTGCATTTGCCCATTTGATGTCAATGAAATACTTGTGTTGCCATAAGCTGTCTTTACGATTACTGTATTATTGGCCAGTTTGTCAAGCCCGAAAAGTGTGGTGTCAGTCTGCAATCTCTGCAAGACATTTATGATGTCAGTAACAGACCTGCATTGGCTTAAAAGTGCTATGGAATTTTCAATAAAGGTGACTTGATCTACTCGCCCTGATGTCATAAAGTTGCCAGACTCAGATGTTTCTGCTGCTGTTAGCAACTCTATGATGGAAGCAAGTGCTTGAGCAACATCTGTTGGCATATCCTTGTATAGTGTATTTGTCTGGGCTTGAGTTAGTGAACTCAAAAGGCTAGTCAATGGGAAGAATGAACCACCCAATCCAGATAGCATATCGCCCGTGATAATACCAGCAAAGCTTTGAACTGCTGTAGAGATGTTAGTGACTTGAGGTAATGGTGTTCCTGCAAGAGAATAGATAGCACCGTGACTAGGAATGCCAGACAATACAGAATGCTTATGCTTATCACCGTCTTTACGCACTCTGACATGGGCACCATCTATGACAGTATCTTTATACCCTTTGCTTCTAAGCACATCAATAAATGTTTGTATTGCCTCTGCCCAGTTTGGCAAGCTATTGAGACTGATGTTTCCTGGCTGCCCACCACCATTTTGTAGTTCTGGGAATGTGCCTAGAATATACAAGAGATTGCTACCAGGAGGGCCACCAGCATTATAGCAAAGTACAGCTTGCCCCGGATCAGGTACACCATTGAACTCTGTTGCTCCACCTTGATGTGGCGGCATGACCATCTGACTGAAACCAAGATGTTCTTTATTTACATTGGCACCGTGAATGTCTGGTAGTAGAACTCTGGCTAGACCATTTTGACCTGGATCTGGATCTTTATCGTGCCCGCCGACAACTACTCCATAAACTAATCCAGCTTGCTGGTTTCTTTGAGACGCATGATATGACATAACGATTATACTACTCCCTGACCTGCGGTTTGTGCAACGCAATCCATTGTTGTCGTTGAATACCCACCGTTCTTTATATTATGTATGAGACTTGAAACAAGATACACACCAGAACCATAAAGAGGGTAGTCGGTACTCTCACCTTCTTTTCTGATAAGGTGTATGACAATAACACTGCCTGCATGTAGAATAGGGCTCCATGGAACTGTCAAACGTAAAGCAACCTTGTCTTGTTCAAGCAACCCCATTCTAGCTTGTCTCTTTTGTAGATACTGTTCAACATCAAAGCGGCATGAGTCTTGCTGTGATTCAGAACTCAGGTTTGTCTTTGAGACATAATAGTTGCCGCCGCCCAAGCCACATCCTAGGGCTTGATTACCAAACAAACTAACTTGTGAAGTGAGAGGATTTGTTGTCGTTACTGCATTTATAACTTGACCATTCAAATCTACACCGTTGAGAATGTCAGATAGTAAATCAAAGTCGCAAGGGAAACTGTATGAGATGATACTGAGTGGATTGCCATAACCTGTAATAGAACCGGTTTCTTGATATGTAAATGGTGTATCTCTTGAAATGACAGGCTCTTGACTTGTCAGGCTCTTCAACGAACGGAAATGATGAATACCAGCACCGCCATTGATGTCATATGTCATGAAATGCAGAAAAGAAGGATCACTGCCACCAGCTAAAGCAGCGTTTGCTTGCTGTGTCACAACCTGAAACGGATGGATGTTTTCAGCGATATAGTCCCTGATGGGCGTTGCCATCTCCGAAGCATCTATCTTTGATGCTCCTGCACAGTTGGCTAATACATCAGTCACAATATAGGTTGGACCTGTGCATTTCCAAGACTTGCTGACAAGGTTTCTCGCATCATTCAATAGCGTATCATCACAGGCATGTAGTATGTATTCTTCGTTGTTATTGTTGATCAGCTTGCGATTGTCAAGTCTGTAAATGCGCTGTGTAGTCTTCAGTATAGAAGGTAAACCATATTTTTCCAGAATGTCTCTTTTGACTTCAATGTTTATGTTCTTGCCCTTGAACTGGTCCAGATTCTTGATTGGGCGATGAATATAGTTATGGAACTTCAATGATGTTTGCAAACCAGGTGTCAAAAGGCTTTCCGCAAGTGTTATTTCGCGGAGAGTCAACTCTTGAACTAAAGGTGTAGGAACACCATCGACGCTTACACTAGCTTCGGTAAGGGTTTCTTTTTCTGTAGGTATATTTGCATCAGACATAATATGTGCTATTCACTATGCGTTTAGATTTCTGATAAATGGAGGCTGAGGTGTCCCAACAAGATTCTTGAACTCCTGATTGATTTGAGGATAATACTGTGCTTTGATGATCTTGATGTTGCGCTTGTTTTCATTGAGTTGGAACTCATAGTCATAATATGTTACTGCGTTTCTCTTGACTATTTCTGTAATTGTCTGCCCATTGAAATTATATGTGGTATAGCTTTCTGTCTCAGGCAAGTTGACATATGTATCCATCTTATATTGTAGTTGTGTAGTATATAGAATGTCTTGAAAGTTGACTTCTGTTCTTTCTTCATAGATAATTTCTGACGCACTATTCTTGCGAGTCAAGACTTTTTCATAATGGTGGATGTTATTGATATCTTGTGTCCATGCAATGATCTGATAATCTTTTAGCCCAGGACCAAGAAATCTTTCAGCCATGGAGCGGTACTTGTCAACCACAAAACGATTGAAGTTTGTTGCGTTCAATGGCCAGTCAAATTGAGGATCAACAATGTTATTTGCGTATAAAATTAGCCAGTGTGCTTCTGGGCTGCCATATACCTTCTCAGCTAGAATTTCAGGTGTGTCTCCATCTTTTACTGTGTATAACAGATAAGCAGATACATTACTCAAGACTTCTTTCAATATGCCGATGCGAAAAAGAATGTTCGTCACAGTCTTATAGTCGGGATATTGTGAATTTGACAGTGTGTATTGTGTAGTTGGAAACAGACCGAAGTAATTTGACATTGTTATTAGAACCCTTGCAACACTCTAAGCTTGTGAACAACTTCAACTTCACGGAAACCTAGGCTCAATCTGACAGAGACAGGATAACCATTTCTAAATGTAGAATAGACACCAGACGGTGCATAGTCAACATCAACACGCTCCAATACACAAGTATTGATTCTTGGTATATGTGTGTTTTCAACACCTTTATCAAAGAATGTGATATCAAACTCAGCAGGAGGTATCCAAGTCCAGCCAGAAGTCAGAGTATCTAGTTCTGGTGCAGCATGAAATCTGAAAGTCTTGATTATGGTTTCCACAGCTTCAGATTCTTCTTCATTGCGAGGAGACATCAAAAACTCAAACACATACTGTCTCAAGTCTGTTGCAGCATATAGAACTTCAATACGAGGATTGATAGGGTATCCTGTCATGGTTGATGTGGTGCCTATTACAGAACCCAATGCGCCTGCTGCTGCATTGACAATGCTTGCACCTGTTGTACCGCCAAAGTATGCTCCGCCAAGTTCTGCGGCGCCAACGCCCAAACCACCAGCCAAAGCTGTTAGAGAAATATCCTGATACATGTTGCGAGAAGAGAATACAATCGGAGATGGCATATAGAGCGCAATTGATTCTTTGATTCTTTTGGTGAATCTAGGAAGAGATAAAGGTTCACCGCCTGTATAAGTTCCTGGTGCAGCGCCAGATACACTCACACTATTGTTTATACCAAATCGCAGAACATCAACTTTAGAGTATTCTGCTGGACTTAATGGAGCAGAAGAAACGTATGGTACATTTACAAAGCTGGTTCTAGGACTACCTAATGAGTTTACTGGAATATTGATATTGAATACGACATAATGACCAATATAGTCATTTGAGATATCAGATGGAAATACCTTGTATGTGAAATCATAAGCAGACTGTTCAAGTGTTGTATCTGAAATAAAATATGACCCAGCGCCAGAGTTGTCTGCTACAGTTTCTACTGATTTAGCTACTGCGTCCAATGCTGCTTCACCTGCGGTGACTATAGGATTATTGTAGAGGACTGAAAATGATACCATTGGCTGTTTGTTTCTTTTCCTTGGTTTTGTCTATATATTTATATCATATCCAAGAAAGGGCTATAGTGGTAGAAAGAAAGTATAAGCAGGGGCGCTTCTCACCCAAAAACCCAAAAAAGTATGATGGTGATGCAAGTAACATTATCTATCGTAGCAGCTATGAACTTAGGTTGTTTCAGCATCTTGACAGAAACGACAATGTAATCTCATGGTCAAGTGAAGAAATGTATATACCCTATATCTCACCCATAGACAATAGGCAGCACAGGTATTTCCCAGATGTCATAGCAAAGCTGCGTTTACCAGACAAAACCATCAAAACCTTGATGATTGAGATCAAGCCTTTCACCCAGACACAAGAACCCAAGGTCCAATCACGCAGAACCAAAAGATATATCACAGAAGTCATGACTTGGGGGCAGAACCAAGCAAAGTGGAAAGCAGCGCAAGATTATTGCATTGATAAGGGCTGGGAGTTCAAAATAATGACTGAGGCTGAACTGGGCATCAAATAAATAGTATTATGGCTATCAACAATAACAAGTATAATCAAAAACAACTGGCAGACTGGTTCACAGGCAAAGCGAAATCCTCAATGGGCTATCGCCGAGCAATCATGGCAACCAATGATAGAAGCAGAAGCAATGTTGCCATGGGGCGTATGTTTTTTTTCTACTATGATCCAAAACTCAAGAAAGTGCTTCCTGTCTATGATAGATTTCCAATGGTGTTTCCTTTGGAGCAATATGAAGATGGCTTTCTGGGTCTGAACCTTCATTATCTGAATAGGGATGAACGCTCCGCATTATTGGGGCAGCTAATGAAGTTCAGGTCAGATGACAGAATGGATGAAAGAACCAAGCTGCGTGTCTCATATGATCTGTTGAACAGCACAAGAAAGCTTGCCTCTGCCATGCGCCCCTGCATCAAAAGATATCTGTATGATCATGTTCGCAGTTCTTTCATTGAAGTCACAGCAGATGAATGGGATAAGGCTATAGAACTGCCTGTAGAAATGTTCGTAACAAAGAGATAACAAACCAAAATGGCTTCATATCCAATAAGCAATCCACCACAGTATCTAAGCATGAATGATTTTCGTGCTGTCAACAACTACTATCAAGGACCAGCAAAGTCACATAGATATGCTATACGCATAACACCTTCAGGTACCACTAACTGGTTGAATGTGGTGGGTTATAGCGGTTTCATGAAAGATTTCACTTATCTTTGCGAAGCAGCAGAAATGCCAGGGCGTGGTTTTATGAATGTGGACCAGAGATACTATGGTCCTAACTTCAAGGTTCCTTTTCAGACAAGCTATGAAGATGTAAACTTCACATTTATCTGCCGAGCAGAATCATATGAAAGACAGTTTTTTGATGACTGGATGGAAATAATCAATCCTACAACCACATTTGACTTCAACTATAGAGACGACTATTCAAGCAGAATTGACATCTATCAATACGGTGAAATCGCAGAAAAAATGGGCGATACCGCACCCCAAGCATTCTATTCATGGACTTTGCATGATGCATATCCTGTCAACATCAGCCCGCAGCAGGTTACCTGGACAGACGAAAACTTTCAAAGACTATCTGTGACATTTACTTACACCAGATGGACTCGTGAAAATAGAGATATTCCACCTGGAACATATAGTCTTGTCAATGGCAAGAATGTCGTCATGAACGATACTCAACAGACAACAACGCCAGACCAGTCTTTCAACATATCACAAAAGTAAACGAATAAGGAGACACAAAGTATATTATGAGTGAGACTTTAGTATTACCCAAGATAGATGTGCCAATTTATGATTTGACACTACCATCAACAGGAGAGACGGTTCGTTTCAGACCGTTTCTCGTCAAGGAAGAAAAGCTTCTTCTTATAGCCGCAGAATCAAAAGAGACAGAAACGATTATCAAGACAACCAAGCAGGTAATCAACAACTGTCTAGTCGATTCTGGCGCTATAAATGTTGAGACTTTGCCTTTCTTTGACATCGACTATTTGATTATTGCACTGAGAGCCAAGTCTGTTGGTGAAAACATAGACATGGAATATGAATGCAACAATATGGTAGAAGGTGCAAGGTGTGGTGGCAAGTTCAAAACCGTGATAGACATTTCAAATTGTGTTATTGACAAGCCAGACACAAGCATCACACCAGATGTCAAATTTTCTGATAAGATAACAGTGAAAATGAAATACCCAACTTATACCACGATGAAAGTCATCAATGGTAATGACAACATCATGGACAAGAAGATCCATATCATCATGGGGTGCATTGAACGTATTGTCAATGGCGACAAGATTTATTCAACAAAAGACTTTTCAAAAGACGAACTGAAAGGATTTGTTGAAGGGCTGACTCATGAACAATATGAGAAACTGGAATACTTTGTTGACAATCTGCCTGGCTTTGCAGTTGAAACAGAAGGCAAGTGCCCCAAGTGTGGATTTGAACACAAACTAAAGTACAAGGACTTTACAAGTTTTTTTCGCTAATGCTTGGTTATGACAAACTGATGAATCACTACAAGACAAACTTCTCGCTGATGCAGCATCACAAATACAGTCTGCATGAGTTGGAGAGCATGATGCCTTGGGAACGATTCATCTATATTGATTTGTTGAAAGACTATATCAAGGAGCAAGAACAAAAGGCTCGTGATACCCAAGCGGCAAAAGTAAATGCAAGTAAAGCAGTAAGAAAGTAAAATGGCAAGAGATCCAAAATCACTGACGGTAGACTACAAGACAATCCTAAAAATGCTACCAAGCGACAGGGCAACTTTGGCTTCAAGTGGTGCTTTAGACAACCTGATGTCCACTTTGACACCATCACAAATGGCTGCTTTGTTCCCCAAGTATTATATGTATCGTTATGTAGATACTGGCAAAATCAACCAGTTTGATAATGCTTTGTCCGGTGGAGCCGCGGGCGGTGTTCAAGGCTCTGGGCAAAATCAACAGTATAGAGTCAAGTCTGGACCTGGTCTGCCTGGGTCTGATACCGCTGCTCCTGTATCTCCTTCTCAGGCTGCTATAAATGCTGTTGCTGCAAAGTATGGGGTAACTCTAAAGGATCCCCGAACAGATATGTCCAATTCTCAAGCCACAGGTAGCTACAAAAAAATCTTAGACTATGTTGCCGATTCGGAAGGTGCAAATTATAATACTCAGTTTGGTTATCAAAAAACTACTGGTGGAAAAGCATTGACAGATATGACGATTGCTGAAGTTATGTCTACTCAGACAAAACAGAGTGGATCTTCTGCTATCGGACGTTATCAATTCATGCATAGAACTTTGCAAGATTTAATCAACAAGGGAATAGTGAAGCCTGACGATAAATTTAGCCCTGAAACTCAAGATAGAATGGCAACTTATCTGATTGATACAAAGCGCCACGGCGCTGCTTGGAGAGCCGGAAAAATAACAGATGCTCAATTTGGAAAGTATCTATCACAAGAATTTGCCAGTATCCCAAATCCTGAAACTGGTAGAGGTTACTATGGCGGGCAAAGAGCAAAGTATGGAACAGACGTTCTTATGAATACACTTAACTCTGCAAAATCTACCAGCAATACTACTTCACCTGATTCAGGGCAACAAGTTGGTGGACTTGCATCAGCAACAGCTACGGGAGGTCCAGCAACACCCGGCAGCGCACAAACCAAAAAGACTGTTTTGATTTCCATGGGGTCAAACGACAAGGGCACAAACATAAACACATATGAAAACACACTCAATGCTATCAATGCAGCGAAGGCTAAAGGATACAATGTAGTCATTATTCCACCAAAAGACAGCGAACATCGCAGAGATGAAGTGTTGAAAGCAGCACAAGCAGCAGGTGCTGGGGTCACAGTAGAAACTGATTTAGAATACGGTGGATTTGGTGGATATCATCTGACAGATGATCAATATAAGAAACTTGCTGAAAAGTATAAGGGAGCTGATGTTTTTGGAGACAGTCTGGGTGTAGGCATAAGGACAGGCGGCAACAATCTTGCTGTTCAAAGCCTGGACACCAATAAAATTTTACCACAAACAAACGCTTTGGCAGATGTCTCAAATCAACCAGGTGCACCACCAGTAACAGGAACTCCTATTCCTTCTATTTCTCCTCAAGTTATGGAAGAGATTAAAAAAAATCCAGAACTTGCTAAGATAGTTTCTGAGCGACCTGAACTGGTAGCACAGTTGATTGGAACTATTGCTAAACAAAACAAGTTGGCACCAGACGATCCTAAGGTAGCACAAGCACTTAGCTTTGAACTTGTTGACAAGCAAAAAAAATCCGGCGCTAACGCACCTACAGCAGCACCTGTAGAACAAAAAAAAGCAACTAAAGGATTTGAACAAAATGTAGCAATCAATGATGATGTTATGAAAGGTAAATCCCCCTTCATATCTGGGCACGACTTCGCCGTCCCTGTTTATACAAAAGGAACTGAAAAAAACCCATTTGATGAAAGTCTTAGTGGATTAACTCCTCAGGCGATTGAAAGACTAAAACAAGACGCAATCGCAGCAAAAGCTGCTGGCGTAGATCATTTGGTTATTACAGGCGCACAATCTATGACAGGTCATGCAAGTCATGGCGCAGGAACAGAGTTTGATATCAAAGGAGTGAATGCTGATGGCAGCACATGGACTAAAGACCAAAGGGCATTAACATCCCTTGGTGCAATAAAAATGGGCGGTCCTTCTGCTGCTGATAGGGCAGGATTTTATCCTGGGATGACTTTGCATGAAGGTAAAACAAATGAAGTTCAAATGGGTCCAAGAGCCCCTGGAGCATGGGGTCCTGGTGAGCAAACTCAAGGTGTTCCTCTTGCCTCGTTCCAAACAGGTATGGAAAAAGACATTGCGGCGTATTTGAAAGGACAGGGACCTATGCCTAACAGCCCTGTTCTTGATGAGCATTTGAAAAGAATGAATGAGGCGATGAAAGAGTCGGACCAAAATTCATCTGACAAAAAAGCTGATGTCATCGCAGCAGGCGCCGCAGGGCAGCCTGTAGACCAATCAAGTAGTTTGGTTGCATCTAGTGCAAAGAATCCAAATAGTGCTACACCCGATTCTACCGCAAGTTCAGCATCACCTGTGCCTCCGGCAATACCAGCGGCAGGCGCAGATCAGACAAATAATGATGCCAATACGCATATGCTTCATGTTGGTTCCAATGGGGAACGCCTCAGGGGTCTTGTTCCTAATGCAAAAGCTGATGCCGCGGCGGCAGTTGACGCTACCGTAGGCGATCTGACTGCGAATACTGGTACTACTGGTACTAGTGGAGATGTTCCTCAACTTGCAAAGGGTGGAACTGTCAAGACACGCGAAGATTTAGCAGCTATCAATATCAAAACAGGGCAGCCAGAGTTCATGTTCAATAGCGGCGAGACTGTCACAGTAACACCCGGCGAAGATCAGCGCAAGAATCCTCAGCAGGCTCAAGAAGCAAGCAATACTATTGAACTTATGAGAAACAAGAAGCAGATGAACCAGATACAGGCTACTAAAGAGCCCGAACTGTTTGAAAAGATTGCGATGGGTTATACCCCAACACCAGGCTCATTTGCAAGAGCAACCAACCGTGCAAAGCAATATGAAGAGACTAGCACACACTTTGTAAACGGTCACTTTATGTAATAAAAAAAGGGAACCCGAAGGTTCCCTTTACTTTTAGTTTGCCAGAGACTTGAAGTATTCAATATCTTCGAATACATCTTCTGTGGATTGTTCCTTGGCCTTAGGCTCAGACTGTTCAACAGCTTCACCAGGTCCACCATCACCAATGACTTCATAAAGACGCTTCTTGAGTTCATCATATGTCTTGAATGTCTTGGGGTCAATAAACTCCTTGAGAGAGTATTCAGACTTCCAAATCTTTTCAAGAGCAGCATCATCATTCAACAAAGGAGCAGCAGTCTCAAACATTGACTGGTCATAGTTCAAATAGCCAGCGACATTGCGGGTGCGCAGCTTGAAGTTTGCGCCCTTCCACAGATCGCAAGGATTGATTGGCTGGTCACCTTCATATTCTGGTTTAAGAGCAAGAGAAATCTTGTCAAAAATCTTCTTGCCAAACTTGAACAGAAAGACCTTGCCTTCGTTCTCAGGGTGCTTGGGATCGCTGACAACATAGATGTTGGCAATGTAGTGCAGCCTACGCTTCTGGTCCCTGGCTTGCTTGCGCTGCCATGAGTTGTCATCCGCTGACTGATTCCACAGCTTTGAGTTATATTCAGAGACGGGATCCTTTTGCCCAAGAGTTGTCAGAGACTTTTCAATATACCACTTGCCTGATGGTCCCTTGAAGCCATGGTCAAAGTAACGAACCCAAGGCAGTGCATCATCGCCATCAACAGCAGGACCAGGAAGAAAGCGGATTGTAGCAGAGCCGATACCAGCCTTGTCACGCTCAAGCTTCCAGAAGCGTGTATCTTCATTAGAGTTGGTTTGACCTTGGGGCTGATTGATCTTGTCAATCTCTTTGACGAGACGAAAGATATCGGTAGATGACTTTTTTAGTGTTGCGAAGTTTGACATGAGTATTCTCCTTGTATGCCAGTGTATGATTGAGTATAAGAGTATAACGCATTTATTTGTCTGCGTCAATAGTATATATGTGCGATTCAAGCCTTTCTTTCAATATGGATGACAATTTTTTTCTGTCAAACTCAATGAAGGGGAAAAACTTCTTGCACTTCATTCTGACTTTGGGCCAGATGAAATCGTCATTGACTTTACCATCACACTTGTCTATAAAGCCAATGAAGTGGTCGAGCAATGCAAAAGTATGGTCTGATACTGCATTCTGCATATACAGATCGCAGATGGCAGGCCATGTCTTACCCTTGCAAGCAAATAGGTCCTTTGGATTATCCACAGTTCTCAGTGCATATTCCAGTTCATCACCAAAAATATAGGTGAGGGATTCCTTGCGCTTCACATATTCATAATACCTGTCTTTTGCTTCTTCTTCAAGAAGCTGACCGACCCAGATGTTACTATCATACAGAAAGTTAGCGACAAGGAAATCCCTCATCTCAGTTTCATCATATCTTTTACTAAGCTTCTGAAACTGAAACTTGTCTTTTCGTATTGCAAATGACTCCTTGCTCACACTGGACTTGCCATTGTATTTGAAGAAGTCATAGGTCTTTTGATTGAAATGGTTCTTCAGAGCCAAGTAAAGACTGAAGGTGCCGTAATCAGAGAGTCGCAATTCCATCCTCTTTTCTTGAACTTGTCAATACGCCATTGATCAACTTGACGGGTGCTTAGTTTGTTTTGCATTAGAATCTTCTTGCTCATACAATCAAAGGTCAGCTTGCTCATGGACAAAGTATCACTATAGGGCGTATATGAAATACGGCAATGATTGAAATCAAAGTCATCAATTAGTTCAGATACAGACTTATATTTGGTTTCAATAAATTGAACTTTCAATTTATTACCTGTACCAGGTAGAAAGAATGTGTTCACAGCTTCAATATTCTTGTTTTTCATATATGAAGTTTCACTCTTTTTTTCTTTATTAGCAGAGTTTCTGTATTTAGGTAAAACGAAGTTTTTCAAGGACGAGCGAAAGGAAGCGCCGTTGTCAAGAATGTATACATCAAAGTCGTTAGGATTTTCACCATCATATATTGAAGTGAAACAGCCTCCAGCAATGACAAAAAATGGCGATGATTTTACAAACCCCAAAATTTCATTGTCCAAGAAAATCGTAGGGAGATAGGACTGGATTTGTTTCTTCAACTTGTGTCCAGCTTCTTCAAACACAGAAGGTTTTACCTTGACACTGACATCAAGTTTCTGTGTTTGACTGTATGTTGTATTGTCTGATTGATAATCATAACCAGGTTGGGCGGGACCCGCCTGTGTCCATCCATCACCTAGTAGTTTTGTTTTATAATCGCCTAGTATGTTTGGATACAATTGCGACCAATCTGCATCTATAGGTTTTGACAATGTAGCCATTTTAGCTTTCTCATACTCTTCTTCAGATAATACTCTAACAGTATTCATATTTACTATATGTCTGATGCTCATATAGGTAACTTAGCTGTATTTGACTTGGGCAGAAAATGTAGTTCTTCTGCTTCCATTTTCAGTTTGGCCTTGAGGGCGCCTGATATCATCTTTGCGGCCAATTCTATCTCAAGCCCTGATGTTTCACAGTGCTGGATTATAGCTTCCATAAATGAGATTTCTTTGTTCTTGGCCAAGCTTTCAATCATCAGAGAGAAAGTTGCTATTTCATCTTTATTGGGCATCTTATTCCTTTTGTAGTATTATACAACAAAAATGGCCATTATGCAAACAAATAATTGTTACCATCAGCGATTTGATTCAGCCAAGGTATAGGCACATATGTAAGCTGTGAGATATCCTTGTTGATAATCTGTGGAAAACGCTGTGAGAAATACGCTTCATTGTCATATTCAAAGGCTTGCTTTTGATAAATCAGCAGATAGCTTGCATCCTTGAAGTAGGAGAAGATTTCATCCCTGTAAGAAGGAGGCGCTTCTGAAATACTCCAAGTGCCGATGAACAGTGTTTTCTTGTTATTTGGAACCTGTGAATAATGAGTGATGCCTTCGGGCACATGGCCATTGTAATATGATGATACCTTCAAGACTTCTGGCAAGTCATAGAGATAATATGTGCCCCGAAAAGGGTCTATTTCCAAATCAGAGATAATACGGCAGGTCTCACCGATGCCTGGACCAAACTCTACTATCTGTTCAAAGTCTGATAGCTTGACGCTCTTTTGGTGAACAAGATAAGACATAACATGGTGAGAAGATTTCAAAGCCCAAGGTGAAGTGACAGCAACACCTACATCTGTTGACATGCCCATTTCAACTTTAGCATAGGATTCTATTGTATGCCCCAAAAAAGGCTCTCTCAGCACATTCTTCCAGATCATTCTTTCATCATAGGAAAACTGAGGCAACATGCGAACAATATCTGCTCCATATTGTCCCTCAAACTGATTATCACTGTAAAGAGGAATACTACGGACGCTTGGCCATGCCTTGAAAGTTTTCAGATCAAGAGTTTCAAAATCTGTGGTAAAGCTTTTCTTAGCCTCAGACCAAAATGCGTTTTCATTACTGTTCATGATGTTTCTTTCATAAGATAGGTAAGCTGATAAGTCTGTCGTCCGTTTGAGAAGCGCGCCGAACATGGCTTCCCCTCTTCTAGCCTTTCATCTTCCTTAGCATCAGAAGAACATATCCCCTATTACGGGTGGCATCGATAAAGGGTGGAGGATCTCCCTTGACAGATAGGGTCTTGCCAGGCTTTCGCTCGGCTCACCAGCTTTGAAGATACACCTAGTCCATCCTTTAACGTCTAGCGGTACCACTAGCGGACATAACGAGTTATCAAGGTGTACCTACAGAGTAGGTGGTGGGTCAAGTGTAGTATTTCTTCTTCAAGAAGTTTGCATATTGCAACGCATCATTGAGCGATAAAAATGTTTTTTGATGCCCATCTAGAAAATCTGAAGATCTTTTTGTAGTAATGTAATATCTCTTATGAATTATAAAATAACTAAGAGTATTATTTTGATCATGATGATGATTATATACATCTAGAACTTCTAGAGTATCACTGCCTATTTTAGTAAAAAGATTAATACTAATTGATGTAGAGTTATTCAATATAGTTTCAAGAGTATCTTCTTGAGTTTCTGCTTTGGCTCCTGTAGCCATCAATGCAAAGCCTGAAGCCAAAGCTCCGGTAAAAAATCCACGTTTATTCATAATAACCTCCATGATTAATCATATATAGTATTCATTACAACATTAAGCAAAATAAAATGTCAAAAATTCTTCTGCAAAATTCAACAAATTATACTGGTTATGTTTATCTTTGGTTTGACACTAAAGCTAAACTATTTTATATAGGTGGCCATTTTGGCCGAGTAGAAGATTCTTATATTTGCTCAAATAAACCTATGAAAAGAGCATACAAATTAAGACCGGATACTTTTAAATTTAGAGTTCTAGAATATACTTTTGGAGACACTAAAAATTTAAGACTCATCGAACAAAAATGGCTCAATCTAATAAAAGATACCGAATTACTCACTTCAATTAATGTTAAGAACAGTACTGCTAGATATTACAATGTTAAAAAAATTTGGCCGGTGGTAATGGTGTTGGAACAAATAAAGGCAAATCAACTATAGGTGGTTGGAATAGAGGCCTTAAAGGTGTTCAAACATATACTATAGAATCTCGTTTAAAAATGTCTTTAGCCAAAAAAGAATATTGGGCTAAGAAAAAGAGTGAGCCCGTTCTGTTTCGAGGTGGAGCTCATACCCATTAAGGTTAGGCCGCTAGGGCAACCTTAAACGGAGCATTGTCATTTGCTGCGTTTAGTTTTCGCGCTGTTGAGTCAGTCGCCTCACTATTGTCTCCAGTTGCCTATTACACGCTTGTCGATCCTATTTCTGGCCCATCAAAGACACTCCACAATGAAAGGTGCACCTTTCATCTAACCCGCGGAAAGAGTACCGGTAAGTCTCCGCATTTATGTATTAAGTGGCGGAATGTCTATGGTGGACCAGCTGGGTACTGCCCCCAGGTCCAATACGTCTTTCAACTTCCTTCTACGACAATCTCTATATTATATCAAGTTATTTAGTGTTTGTCAACTGTTTTATTAGCACGGGTTGATCTTCTTTTGGGCTTGTTATTCCAAATGGTTCCTCTGGGAGCAATCTCACCAGTCTCTCTATTGACAGTAATAACTCTCTCCTTTTCCAGAACACCAACAGTCACGGTAATTCCGTGCTTTGCGCCTCTTCTAAAACTGAAAAACGCACAGATTGCATAAGACAAAATGATAGTTGCAATCATCCATGGTTCCATATACATTTGGTATTCTCCTTATTCTTCGTCTGCTGCACTAGAAGGTGAACGCATTGGCAATACTTTCTTACCCTGAACATTACCATAACCACCTGTCATATACTTGACTGACTTTTTGAGTGGTATTGGTTCGCCTTCTCGCTTTTCATTTACTGTATCCATAGCTTGCGCAATGTGTCGGTCCTTTTGAGGGTCCTTAGGATACTGCAATGCTTCCTTGACGAACTGCTTGAATGTTTTCTTTGTCATTGGTTTTCTTATTCTCCCAATCTCTTAGAATCCAGGATGAACTGTTCATTTTGTTATCCCCACCAACACCAAACGCAAACTCGATGTTATGGTCTCCACAAGACATCTCTGGAATGTTATCTTTAGTTCTATCACCACCATTGGCAAAGATGATCTTTGCTTTTGGAAACATACTGCGAGTCTGGTCTATTGCATCAATGGCGGTACTATCTTTATCATCTATGACAACGACCCAGTCCACATGCTTCAATGCTGTTATTATAGCAACTCTTTCTTTCAAAGGCAAGAAGTATTTATCCTTCTTTCTCACCAACCAATCATCGCTGTTTACACCAACAACAAGGTAATCTCCCAGTTGCTTTGCAGCCTTGATATATTCCAAATGCCCCGAATGCAATGGATCAAATCCACCAGTGATGACAACGACCTTCATCATCTTGCTTACAGTTTCTTCAACTCTCATATTTTTCTTTTCCATCATCTCTTTGAACTCTCGCTTTGTTGCATTTGTCCAGCCCCACACACCAAACATACCGTTTGGTGGTGGATTAGCCTTGGTGCGCTGTTCTCTCAAATATTCATCTTCTAGTATTTTGTATAGATCACTGCTGATGTTCATAATAATAACTTTCCTTTTAGGTTGTAAATCGTGCTGGTGCTTTTTTCTTGGATGGTCTCAATTCTGTCTGAAACGGTAATTCTGGATTGTTGAACTTCAACTTGGAGCCAACGGGGTTAGACTTACCCATTCCAGGATTTCCTGTTTCATTTGTGCCTATCAATCGTGCTGTCTTGCCGTTATGATGCAATACTGAGTCTTGATTGAAATGCTCTCCAGCCTTGCGGCCAAACGCAACCAAATCAGCGCCAGCTTCTCGACCTGGTGCCTTGGCGTGTATCACAAATGACTTCTCTTTGTTACCTTCATAGTGCCCTTCAGCTTTACGCACACCGAAGCCAGCATTTCGTGCCATACCAACAAGTTCCTTATCGCGTGATGCTATCTCTTTCTTAGACAGGTTAGGTCTTGTTGTAGATAGTCCGATGAAGTGTCTACCTTCCTTTTCATGCTTCTGCATACGAGAAAGGGGATTACCTTCTTCAAGTTCTTGTCGCTTTTCTTTAAGCTTCTTATAGAACTTCTCTGTTATATTGTTATCTGCCATTTTTATATCCTCTCTTCTTTGGCAATGATGTATGATCTGACAAGCCCAGAACGGACAATATCCTCTTTCTCAAACTCAATGCTCTGGAAACTATTTATCTTGTTGGTGATTCTCATCAACTGAGTAATACCTTCCTTTTCATATGGCTTTGTCAAGTCAGTCTGTCTAAAGTCGCCGCAGACAATCAATCTGCTCACATCACCCATTCTGGTCATGACAGTATCGCATTCCTGAAATGTCAGATTTTGTGACTCGTCTAGTATAACGATTGCGTTGTTGAATGTCAAGCCCCTTAGAAAAGAAGTTGTGGTGAAAGTGATCAATCCTTTCAACTTGAGGATTTCATATCCATCGCCACGCCCAAATAAATCATCACAGATTTCGCGGTATGGCTCTTCAAAGATTGCAGTTTTTTCCTTTATGCTGCCTGGAAGAAAGCCCAAGTCTCTGCCTGGAACTACTGAACGCACGATGATGATCTTGTTGTATGGTGATCTGCCCGACAAGATTTCCTCAAGGGCCAGATATAAAGCACAGAATGTCTTGCCTGTGCCTGCGAAACCATGTAGCATCAGGTGCTTATTTCTGCGATAAGCTTCAAATGTTCGTTCTTGGTTTGCTGTCAGAGGCTTTATTTGACGCAGTTCAAAATGCGCAGGGGTATTGTTATTCTGATTGTTGTTATTCTTTGCCTTATTCTTCTTCTTAGACATTGATACTCCTTTTGTAAACGCAAAAGAGAGCGACCCAGTTTTTGTGACTGTGCGCTCTCTTCTGTAATTTTGTGTTATGGATTTTATTTCTACTACCACTCGCGTTTGGCACCCCATCTACGATCAATAGCAGACGATGCAGCACCTGGTGCTTCTTTCACTCTACCTAAAACATATTTCTGAAAATCACTCGGAGGTTTAGTGACACCAATGCCGACCGGATCAACTACATTGATCTTTGTTAGAATCTGGCGAATATGCTTGTTCTTCTTGAGATACTTGTCGAGTTCGTCCATGGACATCTGCTCTTCAAACTCTTCGCCAGTGGTCTTGTTTTGAAATGAATAGATTGGCATACTACACCTATTTATTGTTTTTCGCCGTTTGGCAGTGGTTGAAAATCATTGGAAGTCTTATATTTTGGTGTTACTACAATGTTCTTCTTCTGCCCATCCCTTTCAATTTCAAACACAATATTCTGTGTATAATCAGAGTTGGACACATCAATGACAACTTCTGTTGCTGATCTTGGCGTAAACTGGCCTTCGTTTGTCTTGACAGTAATGATCTTGTCATTTGCCTTCAAGCCAGCCTTTTCAGCGGGGCTATCTGCTGTGATACTCTGAATGATCAAGTCTTCATTCAGATTGATACCAACTGAGGCAAAACGCACTTCATTGTATTTCTTGAGGTCGTGAATGACTTTGGTGACCATGCGAACAGGAATGGTAAAGCCAAAACTGCCTCCATCTTGTGCTTCCATTCTTGCATTGATTCCCAGGACATCACCTTCTGAGTTGACCAAGGGTCCGCCTGAGTTGCCATTGAAGATATGAACATCTGATTGAATGAACCAGATAGGCAGGCTTTCAAAGCCGCGCTCTGTATAAGAGATGATGCCCTTGCTGATTGTCCAGTAAAGCCCCCAAGGATGCCCGATTGAATAGACCTCTTGAGTTTCCTTCAAGTCAAATCCGTCAGCAAAGTTCAAGACCTTATACTTGCGTGTCTTCTTGAACTTTTCCCAATCATCGATCTTGATGATTGCAATGTCAGTCAGCTTGTCAGCCACAACAACAGTGGCGGTAAAGTTCTCTTCACCAAACTGTGTTGCGACTTCAATCTTTGTTGACTCTTCAATAACGTGGTTGTTAGTCAGGATTTCATTATCAGCGATAAAGAACCCTGTGCCAAGTGCTTGTTGATGATTTCCCTTGTCATCTGTCTTGCTGCTTGTGGACATGATAGCAACCACACCTTTTTCATCATTGATGACAAACTGGTTGTAGTCGCTGTTTGCACAAGCGGTAAGCAGAAACAGAGGAACCATTGTTACCGCAATGGCAATGTATTTCAGTTGATGATATATTGTATTCATTGCTCTAATGACTTTCTTAGTAGTTGTTGGGGTAAAATAATCTGTAGATGTGGGACTGCATAATTTTCAACGTCACCACCATTGCCGTCTTTGTTTATGGATGAATCGGTGTTTGATTCATCGCCCTGCCCATTACTGGTGGTTTCTGTTCCATCAATCTGGACAATCATTCCCTGGTCAAGTTGTTTCTTCACTTCACTGAACAGCTTTGCATTCTTGTCAGTGTGAGGAAGATAATACGCTCTTGGCGCAGGTTGTGGATAGAACTGATAGTGAGTCAGTTTTTGCCATAGTGTTAGTTTGTTTGCCGTGTCATCAACGACCCAGAAGTAGATTCCACCTTTGCTTTCAGATGTTGGCTCTTCCATATAAACAGATACAATATAGCCAGTCTTAGCTGCTTGTATCGTGGGCCAGCCTTTATATGTCTCAAACGAGAAATAGACAAGGCTTGACAAGACAAACATATATGTAATCAGCACCAGCTTGACAAGTATGCTTTTGCTGAAATAGAGTTGCAGCACATACAATAGTGTGAGTATCAATAGTGCTATAACAAGGTTCATGCCGATCATTGTGGCATGCCCCCACGCTTTGTACTGACCATTTGCTTGGGTATGTCTGTAATGCTTTCAACATTACCAAACTCATTGATGGTGAAATTGAACACCGTCTGTTCTTCCCATACATGCTGCAATACAACGTCTTTATGTTGAATCAACTCAACATTCGGATTGACCTTAGTCAAGTCAACACTCACAGGGACTTCAACAGGCGTCTTGAGCAGCATCATCAATGCACCACCAATCGCTGTGTGGCAGCTATAGAGATGCAGATTGACAGTATACATTCCTGGAACTATTCCTCTCAACACCCAAGTTTCCCCATGATTAGGTACAGTATAGACTTTTCCTGTCAGCTTGTCAAATAGTATTGAGTTTTTTGAACCCAGGTCGTCACGCTCAAGGTGCATCAAACCAATATCCTTTTGCTGAAACCATGCGATGTTACCCAGAGGATCCTGAACCCATAAGTCAACGTCACAGTCAACAGTATTACCCCATGTTGCAGTGACAATAAACTGTGCATCACGCTTGGGTCCTTCCTGATTGTTCTTCTTGACTGGTTGAATCATCAGGGTAGTCAGAATGAAAAGGAAAATGACGCCAGTTAGGACATTCAAAAGCAGATCAATATAAGCTGTGCGAAAATCAAACTTCTTATGTCTCAACATTGATGCCATAACTCAAAATGTAAACTTGAACTTTCAATACAATGCTGGCGATTAGACCAACAGCATTAGTATATAGTGCAAGCCCCATTGAAGCCCACATATTAGACAGAAGTGTTTGCATAGCAGCATCGCCCGCGGTGCCAACGAAACTGTTAGCCAACATATGAATAAGCCCAATGACAGTTCCCAACATACCAAGAGCCATGAGTTGCTCTGATATGAACCAGATTGATTCAAACTTGTCAAGGAGAGTTTTGTGGTTGCGCAGAACATAATCATCGTCTGCGACCTGCAATGATAGTCGTGATATGCTGAAAATGTTTACAAAAAGAAAAATGCCTGCGATGATTGAGGTGATCATTGTCACATCGCTTGCCCAGATTTTTGATACCAGACCAAAGTAGTATGACCAAAAAACTACGGTGAGCATCAAGAGGACTGATACCCACCAAGAAATAAACTTGAAATACTTTTTTATGTTCATCTCAAACACCTTTATGATTATACGATAAAGGTATTTATGCAGCTACAATACTAAGCCAGTCAGGAGGAGGGCGTTTGGTATACTTATGCAGATGTGACTTGCCGTTCTGATAATATTTGCGATATGATGCAACGCTATCGCCCGGCACTTTGTATTCATCAGCCATAGCCGGTGTCACAGGTGTCAAAGGACCAATAGGAATGTTATGAGGGCAGGACGCCAAATCATATTTCAGCGCATCGCATTTATGCACCTTGCCATAACGATAGGTGTATTCATTCAGCAAGCCAAGAAAATGGCAGTAAAGCCAGTTGTAGTTGTTGTTGCTTGCCCTGCACCACACAGCAGAAGGATGTGAGACATGGGTTGCATTATACAATAACGTATCGCGCCCATCAGGCAAGACCCAACGAGAAACTTTTCGCCCAGACTTGGGTGAGACAGAATCGGTCTTGGTGCCGTCAAGGACGCGATGTGCTGTGGATAAAAGCTGGCAACTCTCTAAAATCATTTTCACGCAATGCCTATCTACAAGAGACTGTGCGGAAATAATGGGGTCGGTATGGACTGCAAATATGTTCATGATAGTATTATAACAGATTCTACTGGAAAGTCAAGCGTTATTTTTCTTCTCCCATTTGACACCAAAACAAATCTCTTGCAATTTTCTTTGGAACCAGTTAGGTTCACAACCTTTTCTTGGATAAAAAGTTATGTTTTGTTGATCTTGAGATAACACACAATACCAGTCATAAAATTCTGGGGGATTGTGTGCTATGTAATGTTTGTTATCTAAATTTTCATCCATTTGTTTTCTCCTGCTTCTTGAGATCGTCGAGTTCAACGCTGTAGGTATTTTCGCCAATTTCATGTCGCACAGTTTGCAGTGCAATCTCATCCGCCCAGTCAGACATGGGCTTCGTCTTGTCATCCATTGGCTCTCTCCTTCTTGAGTGCGCGGATTGGGAGCCATTCGCGTTCAAAGCCACCGCATTCAAGGTCTTCAAAACCGCCGTTGCTGTCCATCCAGCCTTCTTGGTAGCGCGTGTAATGCCCGTTGTCGGCCCAATGCACGGCGATGAAGCTGGGCGGCCATCCTGAACCCTCTGTATAGCGTTCTTTCACCAGAATCCATGTGCCGTCTCTTGGTGCGTTGCCGATGTTTGGTCGCCAATCCCATTCCCGCGCTTCGGCTGCATCACGTTCAGCCTGTAGCTGGCGGATGACGCGGGCGGCTTCCTGATAATCATTCGTCAAAGTTTCAATGACTAAACGCGTCACGTACCCCGGCACTACAACTTCCTTGTTTGCGACATCATCCAGCCGCTTC